TATATAATAATAGATAATATAGGGGGATATGTAGGGTTAGGTAAGTCTTAAGCATTAGTGGGTACACTTAAGAACGTGAGAACAACCCCTAGTCTCAAATGAGTCTTATTTTGTTATTTTTTAATACTGAACTACTATAAACTTATGACTTCAATAAATGATTTACAAAACGATCATAAAAATGCTCGTAAGCGTACTGATCGTTCCTCAAAACTTATAAAAGAATCACTGCAAAAGTTTGGTGCTGCAAGATCAATAGTAATTGATGAAAACAACCGCATACTTGCTGGCAATGGAACAATCGCTGGTGCAAAGGCAGCAGGGATAAAAAATCTTAAAGTTATAGAAACTGATGGTAATGAAATTATTGCCGTAAAAAGAACTGGGCTTTCAGAAGATGAAAAGGTTGGTCTTGCACTTGCAGATAATAGAACCTCTGATCTTTCAGAATGGGATATAAATATGCTTGAAGAATTAAGTCAAGAGCATAACCTTGAACCCTGGTTTAATAATGATGATTTAAAAGAACTCCTTGGTGAGACAGAAATATTACCAGCAGAAGGTTTAACAGACCCTGATGATGTTCCAGAAGTACCAGAAGAACCAATAACAAAAAAAGGTGATTTATATATTCTTGGCAACCATCGCCTTTTATGTGGTGATTCTATAAATATTCAGCACGTTGAAAAATTAATGGATGGCAACAAGGCTGATATGGTCTTTACTGATCCTCCTTACAATATTAATTTTTCTGGAACCATGAGCAAGACTTCTAGAAATGGTAAACTTATTCCTCATAAAGGAATGAACTCAAAATATAATTCAATTCATAATGACAGAAAATCTTCTTCAGAATTTAAAGAGTTTATTTCTGAAATATTAAATATTATTAGTCTGAAATGTAAAGGAGCTTATTACATTACTTTTAACAGTGCAAATCTCCACGAGTTACTTAATCCTATTGCTCTTTCAATAGGTTATAAATCAATTATTATTTGGATGAAAAACCAATCACCCATGGGCGGTGGGGCATATCGTAGAAGATATGAACCTATTGTTTACGGAAATTTTTCAAAAAATTTTTATGGTGTTCCTTATTCTGAAGATGATATTTGGCAATTTGATAGAACAAATAAAAATGATTTACACCCAACAATGAAACCTGTGGATTTGATAATAAACGCATTAAAGCATGGTTGTATTAATAATGAAATTGTACTTGATCTTTTTGGTGGTTCTGGTTCAACTTTAATTGCTGCTGAACGTACAAATAGACACGCTTATCTTATGGAGTTAGATCCTAAATATTGTGATGTAATCGTTAAAAGGTGGGAGGATTTTACAGGTAACAAAGCAAAACGTGTATCATCTAATTAATGGGTAAAAAAGGATCAAAAGCTGAAACAATAATCAGGTCACAGAAGTTTGCTCGTATCATTGCAAACGGTGGCCGTAGATCTGACTGTGTTCGTTATGCAGCCGAGAACTGGGGGGTTGGAGAAAGAGCCTGTTGTAAGTACATAAACATAGCCAGAGACGAGTTGAAGAAGGATTGGGACATGGAAAGACCCCAGATGGTGGCTGACCTTTTGGCGCAATGTAGCACCTTACAGATGGAGGCTAGAAAGGCTGGTCATTATCACATTGCTCTCGGTGCGATCAATACAGCAGCCAAACTTGCACAGATTGTTTCGTGAGCATTTTAGATACGGCAAGACCAGGGAATGTTTTATATCAGATCGGTGCTTATGATTTACCGACAGCAAATGAAGCAATAGAACGTATTAATCAAGATTTACTTCCGCATCAATCAAAGTTTTGTGATGACCTTAACCATAGAAAACTGGCTCTTGTTTGTGGATTCGGTGCTGGTAAAACACACGCATTAATATCGAAATCTTGCATACTGGCAGCACTTAATGTTGGTCATGTCTCAGCAATCTTTGAACCGACTGCTCCAATGCTTAGAGATATTTTGCAAAGAACGATGAATGAACTTCTTGATCAATGGCAGATTCCTTACACATTTAGAGCATCACCATTACCTGAGTACAATCTAGAATTTGCAGAGGGAACACATACAATCCTGCTTAGAACAATGCTTACATATCAAAGATTAAGAGGCCAAAACTTATGCGCAGTGGGATTTGATGAGGCAGATACTATCCCGAAAAGGGAAGCAGAAAGCGCAATGAATATGGCACTGGCGAGACTTAGATCAGGTAATGTTCAGCAATTCTATGCAACAACAACTCCTGAAGGTCATGGCTGGGCATTTGAAACATTTGAAAAAAATAAAAAGTCTGATACAGGATTGATACAGGCAAAGACAAAAGATAATCCTTATCTTCCTGACAATTTTATTGAATCTCTTGAAGAAAATTATCCACCGCAGTTAATAAAGGCTTATCTGTTAGGACAATGGGTCAACCTTACCAGCGGTCAGGTTTATGACCGTTTTAATCGTAATGACCATGTAATTAATCAGATACCGTTTGACATCAAAATGGAAGTGTTAAGAATCGGGGTGGACTTTAACGTGATGAACTGTAATGCCGTGGTCGGTGTCAAGTCTGGAGACAAGTTAATTATCATAGATGAAATATCAAAACAAAATGATACAGATGCCTTGGCGCAAGAAATTAAAAGACGTTATCCTTCAAACAGAATCTTAGTTTACCCAGACGCAAGTGGTTCAGCACGTTCAACGATTAATGCATCAAAAACAGACATTGCAATCCTCGAAAGTTACGGATTCAGTTCAATGGCTCTCAAGAGCAATCCCTTTATCAAAGATCGAGTTGCAACCGTCAATGCGTTATTACAGAACGGCAAAGGGGAAAGACGTTTGGCGATTTATGCCCGTTGCTCTCGTTTGATTGAGTGCCTTGAGTTGCAGAGTTACGATGAAAAGACAGGTGATCCAGATAAACAAAATGGATATGACCACCATGTGGATGCTTTGGGGTATTTAATTTATCGTGAATTTAATATTCTTTATGGTAGAACAGGCAAGCCAACTGGTATTAGAATATATTAAAAGTAATGGTACTATGAGGAAAAACCGTGTATAGCTCTCTGAATATTTACAATCAGCCTGTAACACTAGCTCCTACAACGGTTGCAAGTCCTAATGCTGCCTATCAAAGAATGGCTAATTTCTGGGGTTTGGTTGAGGATTTGAAGGAGGGAACATATAAAATTCGTAGTGAACATAGAAAATATTTAAACCAAGAACCAAGAGAAACTGACGATGCTTATGACACAAGATTAGCAAGATCAACAGTAGTGCCATATTTGCAGCGTATAGAAAAAATGTTGTCAGGTATGTTGGTCAGAAAGCCTATTCGTTTAGATGACGTATCTGATTTGGTACGAGAGCAGTTATTTGATGTAGACCTTGAGGGTAATGATCTTAACGTCTGGTTATATCAGACAGCTAGAGTTGCAATTTCTTTTGGTCATGTTGGTGTTCTAGTTGATGCCCCGAAAGATGGAGAGAAGGCAAGACCATATTGGGTTACTTATGCGCCAAAAGATATTCTTGGCTGGAGAACAGAGATTATTGATGGTGTAAGAAAATTAATCCAATTACGATTGATGGAACAGGTTGTTGAAACTGATGGTAAGTATGGGGAAAAAATTGTAAAACAGATTAGGGTGCTTGAGCCTGGTAGATATGAAATCCACAGAAAAAATAATAAGGGTGAATACAAATTACATGATGAAGGAGAGATGAGCATAAAGGATAAAATTCCTTTTTCTGTTGCTTATTCAAACAGGGTGGGAATGTATGAATCTAGAAGTCCTTTATATGACATTGCAGAACTCAATCTCAAGCATTATCAGATACAGAGTGACCTTGATAATATTCTGCATATCAGTTCTGTTCCATTGCTTGCAGTTTTTGGTTATCCCAATGCAGATGAGATAACAACTGGGCCGAATGAAGCATTGTCATTACCACCTGAATCAAGGATGGAATATGTCAGCCCATCGGGTGACAGTTACGACAGCCAATTCACAAGGCTCAAAGATATTGCAGAGCAGATCAATACCTTGTCACTTGCAGCAGTTCTTGGTCAGAAGTTAGTGGGAGAGTCAGCAGAGGCCAAGAGGATTGATAGATCGCAGAATGACAGCACAATGATGGTCATTGCCCAGCAGATGCAAGATTTGATTGATAACTGCCTTAAGTTTCATAGCGAATATCTTAATGAACCTAATGCTGGCAGCAGTTTTGTAAATAGAGATTTTGTTACTGCAAGACTAGAACCACAGGAGATTCAATCATTACTTGCACTGTTCACTGCTGGTACTATCAGTCAGGAAACATTACTTACACAGTTAAGCAGTGGTGAGATTCTTGGTGATGATTTTGATGTTGAGGAAGAAGTTGAGGCAACGCAAGCTGGTGGGTTGATCGAAATGGAAGCTCCTACTCAAACAGATGAATCATAATAAATGGCAGTTCCAGAGGCTTTCTATCGTGAAGCGATTGATCTGAACAGATACAGCAATAAGGTTCAGTTTCAAATTGCTAGTCAGTTTAATGAGGTGATTTTAGATGTTCTTAGAAAGATAAGAGATCTTGAAGGCAATAGCCCAACTACAACTGCAAGACTACGATCAATACTGGCACAGATGGTTGATAGTTTGAAAGGATGGGAAAATGAAAGTGCAGCTTATATGATTGATGAGTTGCAAAACTTGGCAGAGTTTCAAGTAGGTTTTGTTCGAGATCAACTGCAAAGGGTTCTACCAAAGGGAGAGTTTCAAGTAAATACAGTTGCTGTCTCTCCTGACTTTGCAAAATCAATAGTCACAAAAGATCCGACTACAATGACTATTAGATTAAGAGATAAAGATGGTGTATTCAGATCTGCTCAGTTTGCATTGACCGCAAAAAGAGGATCAGAGATATCATTGCCAAACGGCAAAAATGTAAAAAAATCATTTAGAGGTATTGCTGAAGATTCTGCCTCAAGATTGTCAAAAGCAATCAGACTTGGTGTTTTAGAAGGCGAGTCTTTACCAAAAATTGTAAGAAGGCTCAAGGGGCCAAATCTAAGATTTAATGCCAAACCACAAAATGCGATTGCATTGAACTCTGCCTTAAAAAATTCTGAGGGTATGCTTTTATCAAATAAACAAATCCAGACTGTTGTAAGAACAACTGTTAACCAGGTACAAAATGCAGCAAGCCAGGCGGTGTATGCAGCAAATAAAGATATTACTGGCAGATATCAATATGTGGCAACGCTTGATGCAAGGACAAGTTCTATCTGTCAAAGGTTGGATGGTCAATTGTTTAGATATGATCAAGGGCCAGTTCCTCCGCAGCATTTCAACTGTAGATCTACAACTGTGCCTGTAATTGATGATGATGACTTGGCAAGAGCTTTTCCAAATACAAGACCAAGTGCAACAGGTCGTGTTCCTCAAGATACAAATTATGCAAACTGGTTAAAAGATAATCCTGATTTACAAGACAAGGTGTTGGGGAAAAAGAAAAGATATTTTAATTTTTTGATGAGTCCTAAAAGAGGTACAAAACAACTTAACGCCACAAATGCTTTAAAAAAAATTATCCGTGAAGATGGAACAGAGCTAACATTAAAAGAACTAGCTGCAAAATACAAAGATGCCAATTAAAAAAGGAACGTCACAAAAAACAATCACAGGTAATATCAGAATGTTGATGAGAGAAGGTAAATCAAGGTCACAGGCAATTGCTATTGCATTATCTACAGCAGGCAAAAAGAAAACAGCTAAGAAACGCAAAAGGAAGTAATATATAAACAGTTACTTTTATTGTTATGCCATCACACTATGGATCAATGAAGCCAAAGGGTAAAAAGAAAAAAAAGAAGGGAGGTAAAAAATAATGGGATATACATTCAAAGTTCAGACTTATGATGAGTCAAAGCCAAAGGCTGAGACTAAACCTAAAACAACAAAAAAATCTAAAAAGGTAAAAGGTGACTAGAAAGTTCAGGCGGGTTCCAAAAGATAAAAAGACAGGTGTTCCCAAAAAATATCTGTCTGGGGCTATGAACAAGGCAGCGAAAGCTGCTGAAATAAAGAGAACTGCCGAAGCCTATCGAAAAGGAGAATTTATTGATATAAAGGCTGTATCAAAATCACGTACCAAACAAAATGTCGCAGGCAAAAAGAAGAAAACCACTAAGCGAAAGCGTAAAAGCTAGCCTCAAGAAAAAGGCAGAAGGTACTCGCTTTTTTTATGGTGAACTTGCAGAAGTTTATCGCAAGGGTCAAGGTGCATATCTTGGCGCTGGATCTCGTAATGTACCAATGGCTGCATGGGCGATGGGTAGAGTAAATAGTTATATGACAGGTAAAGGTGGAGCAAGAACAGCAGACGCTAAAATTTATTCAAAATACCAAAAGAAAAGATAATGGCTCCACTCACAAAAAAACAAAAAGAAACTTTAAAAGCTCATTCAGTGCATCACACTAAAAGACATATGAATTATATGATTAGGAAAATGCGTGAGGGAATGAGTTTTGCAAGAGCGCACAAAATGGCACAGGAGAAGATAGGCAAATGACATTAAGTAAAAAAGAAAAGATAGAACGTAAATTAAAGAAGTATGGCTTAACAGAAGTTAACAAAGCAAAACTTACTCCAAATCACCCAAGAAGTTCTCATGTTGTACTTGCAAAAAAGGGTGATGAGGTTAAATTAATCAGGTTTGGACAGCAGGGAGTCAAAGGTGCTGGTAAGAATCCAAGAACAAAAGCAGAAAAGCAGAGAAGAGCTAGTTATTACGCAAGACATAATGCCCAGAACCCAAATCCAACGATATTTTCACCGTTATTTTGGTCACATAAGGTCAAATGGTGATTTTCACGATAATATTATAAATAAATATTACGATTTTTTATGTCAGAAGAGCCTATCAAGCCAAACCCTTCTCCTGAACAATATGCAGCTTTACAGGAAGAATTACAAAAATTAAAAGCTAATAATGCAAAATTATTAGATCAGAATATAAAAGCAAAAGAAGCAGGGAAAGCTATTCCTCCAGATGTTGATGTAAATGCCTTGATTGCTTATAAGCAGAAAAAAGAACAGGAAGAACTAGAAGCACAGGGTAAATATGAGGAGGCAAGAGAAAAACTTGCAACTCAATATCGAGAAGCTGAAGAGGCAAAAAACAAAAGAATACAGGAACTGGAACAAAGACAGAGAGAACTTGAGGTGGAAGCCCCTGCCGTCAGTGCATTAGCTGATGTTGTTCATGACCCACAATATGTCTTGTCAAGAATAAACAGAGATCAACTTGCAAGAGAAGCAGATGGAACTGTTGTTATTGTTGATGGTTATAACAGAACTCCTGTTAAAGATTGGGCGCAACAAAAGATGCCTCAATGGGTACAGAAAAACCCAAGACCACAGGGAGGTGGTGCTACAACAACAAAAGTAACTGCTGATGTTATTACAGGAGAATCAAACCCATTTGCCAAAGAATCTTTTAATTTAACTGAACAGGCTAGATTGTATAGAACAGACATTAATAAATATAATATGCTCAAAAACGCAGTTAGCGGTTAATATAAAGTTAACTTGTTTGTATGAGTTAGGTGTTGTCACCGAAAAGTAAAAATCATTAGTACATTTTTTAATGGCTACATTAAGAAGTGATTTAATAATCCCTGAGGTTTTTACACCCTATCTGATTGAAGAAACAACTCAAAGAGATGCTTTCTTGCAGAGTGGGGTCGTGACACCTTTGGCAGAATTAAATCTATCCGCAGAAAGAGGCGGTGACTTTGTAAAGATTCCATTCTACAAAGCTAACTTATCTGGAGACTTTGAAGTTCTTACAGATTCATTATCATTAACACCTGGAAAGATCACAGCTGATAACCAAATCGCTGCTGTTCTTCACAGAGGTCGTGCATTTAGCTCAAGAGACTTGGCTGCATTAGCAGTTGGTGGCGGCCCAGATCCAATGGCTGCTATCGCTCAAAAGATGGCTGCTTATGTTAACAACCAAAAGCAAAAAGATTTATTCTCCTGTTTAACTGGTGCATTTGGTTCTATCAACGCAAACGATAGCAACTCTGCATTATTTGCTTTAACAATTGATTCAGAATCAGGTGACACTCCAACAACATTAAGTCCAAGACACGTTGCAAAGGCACAGTCTTTACTTGGTGATCAGGGATCAAAACTCACAGCCATCGCAATGCACTCAAAAGTCTACTACGACTTAGTTGAGAGAAATGCAATTGATCGCATTTATGACAACACTGGCGCACCTGATACAGGAGCAACAGCTGGTAGCACAGCAGGGGCTTTCCCAGGAACAACATCTATTCCTACATTTATGGGATTAAGAGTTATTGTTTCTGATGATGTTCCAACAACAGGATCTGGTTCTTCTACTGAATATTCAACATTCTTCTTTACACAGGGAGCAGTTGTTACAGGTGAGCAGGCACCAATCAGAACACAAACAGATAGAGATATCCTTGCTTTAGAAGAAGCAATGGCTGTTGACCTTCATTACATCTACCATCCAGTAGGTTTGAAGTATGCAGTATCTACTGTTAACCCAACTCGTACAGTATTAGAGACAGTTGCCTCTTGGTCGAAAGTGTACGAAACAAAGAACATCGGAATTGTCCGTGCTACTAACGTATCTAATCAGGATTAATCATGTCTTCATTATTTGACGTAACAGCAGGGTTACTTATAGGCCCTACAAATGGTGGTTCTGTAACTCAGGCTACTAACAAATCAACAGGTGTAACTCTCAACACTGAGAGTGGACTAATTACAATGAACAACGCTGCATTAGCTGATGCTGCTGAAGTATCTTTTACAGTTACAAATAGCAAGGTTTCAGCGACTGATGCTCCTTATGCACTTCACTCATCAGGTGGAACCGCAGGTGCATATTTAGTCAATGTTAATAGTGTGGCTGCTGGATCATTTAAGATCACAGTTTCTAACGTATCTGGTGGATCTTTAAGTGAAGCTATTGTCATTACTTTTGTTGCAAGTAAAGGTGCTTCAAGCTAATGGGAATGTACGCTTTTAGGCGTATGAGGGCGAGGAATGAGGCTGCTCAAAAGGCAGCTTCATTAACTCCTACTCTTGAAAAGCCAAAACCAAAACCAAAGCCCAAAAAGGTAAAACTAAATGGCGATAACTCTTGATGCAACTGTTGGCGGTGCAAATGCAAACACCTATATCACTCTTGCTGATGCAAACTCATTTATTGAAGGTTTAGTCCTCAGTGATGACGCTGCTGCATGGGATGGGTCAACCACCGATAATAAAAATCGTGCATTGTTTACAGCTGCACAAAGAATTGATCGTGAAAAGTTTTTAGGGGCTAGGGTAAATGATACCCAAGCATTAGAATGGCCAAGATCAGGAGTAAGAAAACCTGATACTTACACAAATTTGTATGGTTTGAGTTTCCCAAACAGATTAGTTGCTGATTATTATACCGATACTGAAATTCCAGATCGTGTAAAAAATGCACAGGTCATTTTGGCTGTTTATTTAAACAACAATAGGAACGGGTTAGAATTAAGTGGTCTGGAAGATTTTGCAACTGTGAGTATTGGTAATATAAATGCAACACCTAGATTCTTTGGTCAGGTTGGTATTGATCGAATTCCACCGATAGTTGATCATTACCTGATGGGTATTAGAATAGGTGGAAGAGCAAACTTACAAATCAAGAGGTCATGAAAATGGGTTACGAATATCCAGCAGCAAAAATTATTAATGATACAGCAGCCCATACTGGAAGATTTGGTAAGGTTGTTGCCCTTCAAGATTCTGTCATTGCCACTCTTGTTTCTGAAAACATTACAGGTGATCTGACATCTTTACAGTTTAAATCTACTGCTGAAATAGAAGGTGTTATAACAAGCATTACACTGACAAGTGGCACTGTCATTGCTTATTTATTGTGATCTCAGATTATCCAGCAGCAAAAATTATTAATGATACCAGCGTCCACACTGGGCGTTTTGGTAAGGTGATGGCATTACAGGATTCTGTAATCACTATTGGAAAACTTTTTGATTCAGTACCATTAGTTGATGATATTACAGATTTTGATAGTATATTGCCAGCATTTGAAGGAGATCATAGTTCAGTTCAATTAAAAGCGGGAGCAGAATTTTTTGGCCCTTTTTCTGTTGTTGTATTAGACAGCGGCACTGTTATTGTGTATAGATTATGAGTTTAGCCAACGCACTAAAAAAAGCAGCATCAAAGACACTGAGCAAACTTGGTGGTGATGTGACCATCAGAAGAGTAACAGCAGGGTCGTACAATACCACTACAGGAGCAATAACAGAATCTACATCTGACACTACTGTTAAAGGTGCATTAACAAATGTAAGCAGATCCGAGGTAAATGATCTGATTGAATCACAGGATAAAAGATTAACAATATCAGCAGGGGATTTATCATTTGTACCAACAACCAAAGACAGGGTTGTTATAAGCAGTGTTGAGTTTAAAATTATCCAGGTGATTACAAATGAACAAAATAATACAGCAATAAGTTTTGATCTTATCTTGAGGTAACTATGGCCAGAGAAATAAACCTAACTGATATCGGAAATCATTTCGGTGAAAAAGTCCAAAAGACTGTAACAAAGGCAACTTTCAAGGCAGAAAAGGATATTAAAGAATTTACTCCTGTAGATACTGGTAATTTAAGAAATTCATTTCAAACTAAAATAGAACCTTATCTTGGAGAAGTTTTTACAAACGTGGAATATGCAGAACCTGTTGCTTATGGAACAAACTTACCTCCAAGCTGGGGTGGTCAATATAGAACAAGACAAAATACAATAAAAGGATATCCAGAACTTATTGCAAAGCAACTGGAGCAGTTTATTAGAGATGAATTTAGGAGGTCATAATGGCAGCAGTTGATTTAAACACCGTAAGATCCACAATAGAGGCTAGGCTTGCAACAGAACTTGCATCAAGTCCAGCAATACCTGTTGTATTTAACAACATGGCTTTTGATTCGACAACAGAAGATACTTTTGTTCAATGTCAGACAAGTTTTGGTTCTGGCAGTTATTTAACAATGGGAGGATCTGCCAATTCTACAAACAGTGTTGTTGGTTTATTTTTGATAAATATATTTACAGAAGAAGGAATAGGCCCAGGGTCTAACTATGTGATTGGCAAAAGATTACGTGACCTCTACAATAACATTACAGTTTCAAATGTTATTTTTGATTCACCAATTGGCCCTGAAGTTTTAACATCAAGTCCTGAAGGTAAGTTTCAAACTCAGATCAGAATAACTTTTGAAATATTTGAAGATCTTTAATTATGCCAAAACTTGTAATAACAGAAGAAATGCTTGATGCAATCGAAGTAGTCAAAGGCGTAAGGGATTCCAGAATGTGGGATCCAAATTGTAAAAGATATATGGAGAATCAAGAAAAATCTAAAAAAGATGTAAAAAAAACAAAAAAAGGTTAATATAAAATAAATACTTTCTTTTTGTTATGGCTGCTGTAAAAGGTGATGTCGGTAAAATAATGTTCCATAACGCTGCTGGAACAGAAGCTGATATATCAGGTCTTAGAAATTGGTCTT